CAAGAAATAACATCTGGTTCTGGCGGTAATAAAATACAAGCTCTTATAACTAATTATAACTATTATCTACAAATGATAAGAGATGTAACCGGTCTTAACGAGGCTAGAGATGGTACGTTGCCAGATAAAAATACTTTAGTTGGAATTCAAAAATTAGCTGCTGCAAATAGTAATACTGCTACAAGACATATATTACAATCTGGATTATTTTTAACAGCTGAAGTAGCTGAGTGTTTATCTCTTAGAATATCAGACATTATTGAGTATTCACCAACTGCAGATGCGTTTATCCAAGCTATAGGAGTACATAATGTTGCTACTTTACATGAGATGTCAGAATTACATCTTTATGATTTTGGTATATTTTTAGAGTTAGCGCCTGATGAAGAAGAAAAACAAATGTTAGAAAATAACATTCAAATGGCTCTTCAACAGCAGAATATAGAATTAGAAGATGCAATAGACCTTAGAGAAATTAAAAACGTAAAATTAGCAAATCAAATGTTAAAATTACGTAGAAAGAAAAAAATAGAAAGAGATCAAATGCTTCAGCAGCAAAACATTAAAGCTCAAGCTGAAGCTAATGCTCAAACACAACAAGCCGCTGCTCAAGCTGAAATACAGAAAAACCAAGCTATGATTGGTAATCAGTTAGAATTAGAGCAAATTAAAGCTCAATTAGAGTCTCAAAAAATGGTTCAAGAGGTTCAACATAAAAAAGAATTAATGCAGTTAGAGTTCCAAATGAACATGCGGTTAAAGGGGTTAGAGGTCAGTGGACAAAAAAATAGAGAGCAGGAGAAAGAAGATAGAAAAGACGAAAGAACAAAGATTCAAGCAACTCAACAAAGCGAGTTGATTGATCAAAGACAAACAGGTAAACCACCTAAAAATTTCGAATCAGCAGGCCACGATATATTAGGCGGTGGATTTGACTTAGGTGTGTTTGATCCTAGATAAATTTATTAACTATTATTATATTATATTATGGCAAAAAAGAAAAAAGAAGAGCCAGTGGTGGATAACGAAACTGGTAAAATAAAAGTAAAAGCAAAAAAAGAACAACAACCAACAGGTAATGAGACAAAGGGAAACGTTACTAAGGTTAAAGAAAAAATGAAAATGAAACCTATGGATATGGATAAAGAAACTATAACTAAGGTCGATTTAAATAAACCAATAGAACCAGAAACAAATGAAACCAAGAAAGAAACTACAAAGGATAGTGCTGACGACGGAGGAGTTGTTGAACTCGTTGAAGATACCAACGCCTCACAAGAACAAAAAGAAGTACAACCGGAAGCAGAAACACAAGAAACACCAGTATTAGAAGAGGTTACTGAAGAAGAGATAGAAGAAAAAGTTGAAGAGATAGCAGAAGAAGCTGAAGAAGCTATTAAAGAAAACTTAGAAACAGGTAAACCTTTACCAGAAAATATCCAAAAGTTAGTAGAATTCATGGAAGAGACTGGTGGTGATTTAAATGATTATGTTAGGCTTAATCAAGATTATAGTAAATTAGACGATGAACAATTACTATACGAATATTACAAACAAACAAAACCTCATTTAAATAATGAAGAAATTAACTTCCTTATGGAAGACTCGTTCTCTTACGATGAAGATGAAGACGAAGAAAGAGATATACGAAGAAAAAAATTAGCGTTAAAAGAGCAAGTTGCCAGCGCTAAAGCCCATTTGGACGGGCAAAAGTCCAGGTATTATGAAGAAATTAAAGCTGGATCGAAACTCACGGTTGAGCAACAAAAAGCTATAGATTTCTTTAATAGATACAATAAAGATCAAGAAGAAAACAACAAAAAAACAGAGCGTTTAACTAAAACTTTTGTTAAAAAAACAAACGATGTATTTAATGACGGGTTTAAAGGATTTAACTACAACGTTGGTGATAAAAAGTTTAGGTTTAACATTAAAAATGCTAGTGATGTAAAAGAAACACAAAGTGATATTAATAATTTCATCAAAAAGTTTTTGAATGATAAAAATGAATTAGTAGATCCTAGTGGTTATCATAAATCTTTATACACAGCAATGAACGCTGATGCTATAGCTCAACATTTTTATGAGCAAGGTAAAGTTGATGCTATGAAAGATAGTGTAGCTAAATCTAAAAACATAGACATGAGTCCACGGCAGAATCACGGAGTTGTTGAAGCTGGTGGTATTAAAGTTAGAGCATTGGGTGAAAGTTCTTCTGATTTTAAGTTTAAAATTAAAAACAAAAATAAATAACAATTTAAAAATTACAAATTATGGCAATTACTGCAGGAGGTAGTTTAAATAGTGTTCCAGCTGCAAAGCAACAAACACTAGCAACAAACTATCTTGATTTTACGGGTACCACTGACAATACGTGGGCTCAACAATATTTACCAGATCTAATGGAAAAAGAAGCTGAGGTATTTGGTCCTAGGACTATATCTGGATTTCTTTCACAAGTTGGAGCTGAAGAGGCTATGACAGCTGATCAAGTTGTATGGTCTGAACAAGGAAGATTACATCTTTCATACACGGGTAACGTAAGTAATGGTACTGGTGGTGTTGATTCTGTTGGACAATTTACAATTGAAGGACATATTGATGCTAACGCTACTTATACAGCGGAATCACACGGTATTAGAGTGAATGACACTGTTATCGTAGCTAACGCTAATGGTACTTTTAAGTGTTTAGTAACTACAGTTGCTGCTGATGTTGTTGACGTAGCTCCTTATAACGCGGGTGCTGCTGGTCTTACAACTTTAGCTACTTCAAAAGCGTCAACTATATTAGTTTATGGTTCTGAGTACAAAAAAGGAACTCAATATTTTGATGGTGGTTCTGCAACTACTCAAAAAGATAATAGAGGCGCTAACGAGCCATCTTTCAAATCTTTTTCAAATAAACCAATTATTATAAAAGATTACTACGAAGTATCAGGTTCTGATACGGCTAGAATTGGTTGGGTTGAAGTTGCTTCTGAAACTGGTCAATCAGGTTACTTATGGTATTTAAAAGCTGAAGCTGATACGAGAGCACGTTTTGTTGATTACTTAGAAATGGCAATGTTAGAAGGTGAACTAGCAGATAGTTCTTCTGTTGTTGACTCTTCTAACGTGATGTATAATACAGCTACTACACAAGTTGGTACTGAAGGTTTGTTTGCGGCTATTGAATCAAGAGGTAATATGACTTCTGGTGTTACTGGTGTAAACCCAGCTACTGATTTAGCTGAGTTTGACGCTATTTTAGCTGAGTTTGATTCTCAAGGTGCTATTGAAGAAAATATGATGTTTGTAAACAGAGCGACTTCGTTAGCAATGGATGACATGTTAGCTTCTATGAACTCTTATGGAGCTGGTGGTACTTCTTACGGAGTATTTGACAACTCAGAAGATATGGCGCTTAATTTAGGTTTTTCTGGATTCCGTAGAGGTTCTTACGACTTTTACAAGTCTGACTTCAGATACTTAAATGACAAAGCTACAAGAGGTGGTATTAACGATGCTGATTCTACTAATGCAATTAGAGGGGTTATGATTCCAGCTGGTACATCAACTGTTTATGATCAAATGTTAGGGAAAAACTTAAAACGTCCATTTTTACATGTTCGTTATAGAGCTTCTCAAGCTGATGATAGACGAATGAAAACTTGGGTTACTGGTTCGGTTGGTGCTGCTACATCTGCACTTGACGCAATGCAAATCCATATGTTATCGGAGAGATGTTTAGTTACACAAGGTGCTAACAATTTCATGTTAATGAACTAAGCACTTATTATATTAAGGACCGGGGCTTCGGCCTCGGCCTTTTATTTTATTAATTTTATTATATATTATATTATGGCAAAAAAAGCAAAAAAAGTTGAGATAGAAGAATCTCAATTTGAACAAAAAGAGGTGGTTTTAGAAGAACCACAGGTTGTAGAACAACCAAAAATAAGAGAAAGAAAAGCACCATCTAACGAATGGGAAATAAAAGATAGATTATACAATTTAAAAAGTTCAAGAAAACCAATATCAAGAATGATAAAATCGGCTAATATTTATTGGTTCGACGAAGAAAAAGGTTACGAAAGAGAATTAAAATATTGCGAAAATCAAAGAACTTGTTTTGTAGACGAAATGAAAGGCGATCAAAGACTTTCTCATATTATTTTTAGAAATGGATCTTTATTTGTTCCTAAAGAAAAAACAGTTTTACAAAAGATGCTGTCTTTATATCATCCTCATAAGGACAAGATATATATAGAGCACATGCCGTCAAAATTAGCTGCTGACGAAATAGATGTATTAGAACAGCAAGTAGAAGCTTTAGTTGCGGCTAGAAATATCGATATTGATATGGCAGAGGCTATTATGCGTGTAGAGGTTGGTTCTAAGGTATCTAATTTAAGCTCTAAAGAACTTAGAAGAGATTTATTAGTATTTGCACGTAACAATCCTAAATTGTTCTTAGAGTTGGCAGATGATGAGAATGTAATGCTAAGAAACTTTGGTATTAGAGCTGTTGAGGCTGGTATAGTAAGATTGTCTTCTGATCAAAGAAATTTCTTGTGGGGTAGTAATGGAAGAAAATTAATGGTTGTACCATTTGATGAACATCCATACACAGCTTTAGCGCATTGGTTTAAAACTGATGAGGGTATGGAAATATATTCAAATATAGAAAAAAGATTAAATAACTAATCGAACTGTAGAGCGGTCGCCCTACGGGGCGATCGTAACTACAAAATTAAATTATATGAAAAAAAACAAATCTAAAGGATTAGGCGACACAATAGAAAAAATTACAAAAGCAACGGGAATAAAAAAAGTTGTAAATAAAGTTAGTGAAATTACAGGTAAAGATTGTGGTTGCGCTAAAAGACAAGACAATTTAAATAGATTGTTTCCTTATAATAAATAAAAAATATGGCTGTAAATGTAGATACTGTATATCAAAGAGTTTTAGCTTTAGCAAATAAAGAGCAGAGAGGATATATAACACCTCAAGAGTTTAATTTATTTGCTAACCATGCGCAATTAGAAATAGTTGATCAATATTTTTATGATATAAATCAATTTGGTAGATTACCAGGAAACGATACAGAATACTCTGACATGTTAGATTTACTTAACGAAAAACTAGGTGCTCTTAAAAGAAATAATCAATCTGTTTTAGCTACATCGGGTGTTATTACTCACTCTAATATGCCTGATGATATTTATAAAATAGGTACTATTACTTTTGGCGGTAATGAAGTGGAGAGAGTTGAGTATAATGAGTTGGTACAATTATCTTCATCACCATTAACAGCTCCAACCAACAAAAGGCCTTTATACACTGAAGGTTCAAATGGTATAACTTTATATCCACCGATAAGTTCGGTGAAAATGAGCTATATAAAAAAGCCTAATAATGTTAAGTGGGGCTATGTAGTTGTTGGTGAGAAGGCATTATATGATCCTTCAAAATCAACACACTTTAGTTTACATAAATCAGAAGAATCAGAGTTAGTTTATAAAATATTAATGTTAGCGGGTATAACAATGAATAAGATAGGTCTATCACAAACAGTTGTAGGTATGGAAAACGCTAAGATTCAACAAGAAAAACAATAAATAAATGGGATTATTAAACACTGCTGCACACGATTACTACGAGGGTAATGATTATGGTAATTATCAATTCACATCTTTAGATAATGTTATAAATCAGTTTATGATCGCCTATGTTGGTGAAGGTAAAATAATATCTAAAGTAAAAAGACAAGAGGTAGCTTTTCACGCACAAAGAGCAATGCAGGAATTATCATTTGATACATTTAAATCTCATAAAGGAAAAGAATATACTGTACCCTCTACATTAACAATACCTTTACCACAAGACTATGTTAACTATACTAAGATAAGTTGGGTAGATACCTCTGGTATAAAGCATTTAATGTATCCAACTGATAAAACATCGAATCCCACTGATTATTATCAAAATAGCGATGGTGATTTCAAAATAACAGCAAAAGCAACATTAAATGAAACTTTAGGTTATATAGTTTTAGATGGAGAATACTTAAATGTTACAAAGAACATGACGGTAATTGGTCAAAATATTCCGGGTAATCCTAAAATTTCAAGAATTGACTATTCTTCTGGAAACGCTAGTGTTTATTTGGTAGATTCATCTAACGAAGAAGTACTTCCTACATATACAGGTACAGAAACGGTTACTATAATAACATCTAGTGGCGACATTATAAGAGATTCAGACTCTAAAGCTTTAATAACAGGCGCAACTTGGAATACTACAGATTATAAAATAACAACTTCAGGTGCTGGTAGCGTACAAGTAGGTATGATAGTTTCTAACGAAGACTTTCCAAGCGGAACAGAGGTTGTTAGTATAGATGGTGATATAATAACAGTTAATAAATTACCTGTTGAAGCCGAAACAAGTGGAGATGATATAACTTTTGTATCTCCAAATTGGTTTTCTACAACTTGGGAAAATTATAAATCAAATACACCATCTGAAAATAATAATGAGGATTATGAAGATGAAGTATATTGGCCTTTAGACGGCGAGCGATATGGTTTAGATCCAAGTCAAGCTCAAGTCAACGGTTCTTTTTATATAGATCAAGCAGCTGGTAAAATACATTTTAGTTCTAATATTAGTGGAAACACTGTAGTTTTAGATTATATAAGTGATAGTTTGGGAACTGATGGAGAAATGCAAGTTCATAAATTTGCAGAAGAAGCCATGTATAAGTGGATAGCATATGCTGTTTTATCTACAAGAATTAATACACCAGAGTATCTAGTCGCAAGACTTAAAAAAGAAAGATTTGCTGAAACAAGAAAAGCAAAATTAAGATTATCAAATATTAAATTAGAAGAAATTACTCAAGTTTTAAGAGGTAAATCAAAACAAATTAAACATTAATTAAATGCCAGAAATTAAGCATAGTTTTACCGGTGGTAAGATGAATAAGGATCTCGATGAGAGACTTGTTCCTAATGGAGAATATCGAGATGCAGTAAACGTACAAGTATCGACTTCAGAGGGTTCTGATGTTGGTTCTGTTCAAAATATACTAGGTAACAAAGTCGGATGTAGTAACCCTGCTTTTTGGAGTTGGAATCCAATAGCTCCTGGCTCTTCTTGTGTTGGCTCTATTTCTGATGAAAAAAATGACACTTTATATTGGTTGGTAGCCGGCCCTGATTCTGGTAGCTTTCAAGATATTGTAAATGCTGTAAACAACGGCACAACAACACCTATATTTGGTAAAGATTTAATAATGCGTAAAAAACATACAGGTGATTGTGAACCTGTTTTTGTAGATAAGCATACTGTAATTATTAGTAATACGGAAAGTATTGTTGATAACACTATAATTCTTGATGATGAAGATTGGTTAGAAAACTTAACCGTGGGTATGAGCGTTACCGCTTTTGGT